GAGAAACAATCCCAGAGGGGCTTGACGGATGGATGAAAAATAGTCCATTCACTATTGGAGTGATCAGAACAAACCTCGTTGAAGAGTTAGGTCTGTCACGCAAACGAGCAGATGAAGTTGCCAAGCTTGCAGATGATCTAGGGACACCCTTAATGCCGTGGCAAAAATGGGTCTTAGATGACATGATGCGCGTGGACGCTAAAGGCATGTACGTTCGCAAGACATCCCTGCTATTAGTAGCACGTCAGAATGGCAAGTCACATCTAGGACGTATGCGCGTCATCTGGGGTCTGTTCTATGGAGGCGAAATGAAGCATCTGATTATGTCTTCTAACCGAGCCACTGCGTTAATGACCTTTCGAGAGATTGCATGGATCATCGAGAATGCACCTCACCTGAAAGCCGGGACTAAAGCGATCCGGTATGCCAACGGTGGCGAGCGCATCGAGCTACTTAACGGGGCAACACTCGACCTCGTATCTGACACCCGTGACTCATCGCGTGGACGGACGGCAGATTTCCTGTGGATTGATGAAGTCCGAGAGATTAGTAAAGATGGTTACACCGCTGCAATCCCGACAACTCGTGCAAGACCTAACTCACAGACCTTTCTGAGTAGCAACGCTGGCGATGCCTTCTCAGAAACCCTAAATAATTTACGAGAAAGGGCGCTCTCTGCGCCACCTAAGTCATTTGGATTCTATGAATACTCAGCACCGCAATACTGCAAGATTACAGATCGCAATGGATGGGCGCTTGCCAATCCAGCACTCGGTCACACAATCACGGAGGAATCACTTGAAGAAGCTGTCGCGACTAATAAGATTGAGGACACTAGAACAGAACTTCTATGTCAATGGATTGATTCTCTACAGAGTCCGTGGCCTCATGGCGTACTTGAGGCGACCAGCGATGCCACGCTCTCGATCCCGGTCGGTGGTTATACAGTCTTTGGCTTTGACGTATCTCCATCTCGCCGCAATGCGAGCCTCGTTGCTGGTCAGATTATGGGCGACGGACGAATCGGAGTGGGAATCTTGCAGACATGGGAGTCGCAAGTTTCAGTCGATGATCTCAAAATAGCAGCGGAGATCAAAGCATGGGCTGATCAATATCGGCCAAAGATGATCTGTTTTGATAAGTACACGTCGCAATCAATTAGTGAACGCTTAGCCAATGCCGGACAGATAACGCAAGACGTGTCAGGCCAGCAGTTCTACCAAGCCTGTTCAGACTTACTTGATGGTTTAGTCAATGGTCGAGTAGTCCATAACGGGCAAGAAGAATTGATTAAGCAAATGAATAACTGCGCGGCTAAGACTAACGATTCAAGTTGGCGCATCGTCAAACGTAAAAGCGCCGGAGATGTATCTGCGCCGATCTCTTTGGCTATGGTTGTAAGTATGTTGATGAAACCACAACAGACAGCAGCAATTTACATCTAATAGTGTATAATTGCCCTCTATGGGTATCCTTTCGCGCCTTACAGGTGCAGCACCAAAAGCTAATGTTGAGGCTCAGTACGCACCTCAGGTTTTAGGTGAGTATTCACCTTATGCGATGCCATTTCAGTTCGCCTACGTCGGACGCACAGAAGCTATGGGAGTACCTGCTCTAGCACGATGCCGCAACCTTCTCGCTGGCACAATCGGCACCATCCCACTTGAGCTTTACAAAAAATCTACAGGTGAAGAATTAGGCAAGCCACTATGGCTAGATCAGCCTTCATATCATCAGCCAAGATCAGTAACTATTGCTTACACAGTTGATTCACTTCTATTTTACGGTCAAGCATTTTGGCAAGTAGTTGAGACTTATCAGGAAGATGGTCGCCCATCACGCTTTGAGTGGATCGCTAACAGCCGCGTAACGGCAACACTAGATCGAGACAATGTATTTGTTAAGTCTTATGCAATTGATGGAACTACAGTACCGATGGACGGCTTAGGCTCTCTTATCACATTTCAATCACTTACCGATGGCATTCTCAACACCGGCACATCGACAATTCGCGCAGCTCTGGACATCCAGAAGGCCAGCGTAGTTGCAGCAGCAACGCCTATGGCAACAGGTTACATTCGCAACTCTGGAGCCGATCTTCCACCTGCAGAAGTCCAAGGATTACTTTCAGCGTGGAAGTCAGCACGTCAAAATCGTTCTACAGCTTACCTGACATCTACCTTGCAATATGAGGCAGTCGGATTTAGCCCTAAGGACATGATGTATAACGAGGCTATCCAGAACCTTGCTACAGAGATTGCTCGCCTCTGCAACGTCCCACCTTATTATGTTAGCGCGGATCAAAACACGACAATGACTTACGCGAACGTAACTGAAGAACGAAAGCAATTCTTGACTTTATCCTTGCAGCCATTTATCTCAGCCATTGAAGATCGTTTGTCAATGGATGACATCACAGCTCGTGGCAACATAGTCAAGTTTGACATTGACAAGAATTATCTCCGCACTGATCCACTCGTGGAGTTGTCAATCATCCGCGAACTTCTTGATCTCCAACTAATTACACAGGAGCAAGCCATGAAGATGACAGACCTAACACCTAACGGAAGCGAAGGCATGCAATGAAAGAGATGCTCACATTCTCAGCAGAACTGACAGCAGATGCGTCAGAGCGCACGATCTCAGGCAAGATAGTTCCTTTTAATGGCGAGGTGGGTAACACATCCGCTGGCGCTGTTGTCTTTGAGCGTGGCGCAATCAATATCGCTGATTCAAGCAAAGTGAAGCTCTTATTAGAGCATGACCCAAAGCAGCCGATTGGCCGCGCTCAATTCTTTAATGAAACAGAAGATGGAATCTTTGCATCTTTCAAAATCTCTAAATCATCCCGTGGCACCGATGCACTCATCGAAGCCAGCGAAGAACTTCGCACCGGACTTTCAGTCGGAGTTATGGTCAATGCAGCCAAGCCTAAGAATGGCGTGCTGTATGTGTCGAGCGCTGACCTGCTCGAAGTGAGTTTGGTACAGGCAGCAGCCTTTAAGTCTGCGGCCGTAACCGATATAGCGGCATCTGAAGATGAAGCCGTTGAAGAAACCCTACCAACAGAAAGCGAGACAGCCACAGTGGAATCCACTCCAGCAGTCGAAGCAACACCTACAGTTGAGGCTGCCGCAGTTGAAGCTGCTCGCCCTGCTGTAACAGCAATGGCTTACACAAAGCCAAGAATCGAAGTAACAGCTGCAAAGTACGCAGAGCAGTCAATTCGCGCAGCACTTGGCGATGACTCAGCACGTCAATACATCGCAGCAGCAGACAACACAACCGACAACGCTGGTCTTGTACCAACACGTCAACTTTCAGAGATCATCAACCCTCTCGGAACAACCATCCGCCCATCAATCGATGCAATCTCTCGTGGAGTGCTTCCTGATGCAGGTATGACTTTCGAGATCCCAAAGATCACCGCAATGCCTACAGTTGCAGTTGCAGCTGAAGACGCAGCATTTTCTAACACAGATCAGAACTCTGCATTCCTAAGCGTAAGCGTTGCTAAGTACGCAGGACAACAGGTCTTCTCAGTAGAATTGCTAGATCGTACATCTCCAGCATTCTTCGATGAACTTGTCCGCAACATGGCAGCTGCTTATGCTAAGTCAACTAACGCAGCAGTTAACGCTGCACTTATTTCAGGTGCAACACTTGACGCAACTACAGTTGCGACATATCCAACAGCAGCCGAGCTTCTCGGTATTGTTGCTCGCGGATCAGCTTCTGTTTATGGAGCAACAGCAGGACTTCCAAATCCTTTCGCTCGCAACATGGTCGTATCTACTGGACAATGGTCTAACATCATGACCTTGAACGATGCAGGCCGCCCAATCTACAACGCTTCACAGCCACAGAACGCAGGCGGCGTTGTAACACCTACATCACTCACAGGTAACGTTGCAGGACTTAACCTCTACGTCGATCCAGAGAATGGCGGCGATGGCGATGGCACAATCCTCATCATCAATCCAGATGCGTACACATGGTACGAGTCACCAACATACCGACTACGCGCAGAGTCAACAGCTGCAGGTCAGGTAACAATCGGCTACTACGGCTATGGCGCAATCGCGACCAAGGTCGGCGCAGGCGCATTCAAGAACAACAAGGCCTAACAGCCACCTAAGTCGCTCGGAGGGTAGTGCCCTTCTACCCTCCGAGTCTTTAGAAAGGATCAGAGCATGGCATTGACAACAGTTGCAGAGCTTCGCACCGCCTTAGGCGTTGGCACTCTATATACTGATGCAGTCTTGCAGTCTGTCTGCGACGCCGCGGACAACGTACTCTTGCCTTTTCTATGGAAGAACCAGCAATACATAATTGCTCACGGCAACACGGGCACAACAGGCACACTTTATTTTGATCAAAACATTCGCGAAGTATTTTATGTTGGTCAATCAGTAGTGATCTCCGGTGCAGGTACTAAGTACAACGGCACCAAGACAATCACAGGCGTTGATGCTCGATCATTTAATATAACTACGACTCACACATCTGACAATCCGCGCCATACAGTCGAGCCTTTCGGAATTGCTGCCGCCGAGACTTACGCAGATTACACAACGATTCCAGCGATCCAAGAAGCGTCGCTCATGATCTCTATCGACATTTTTCAAAGCCGCCAAGCACCATCAAGCGGAGGTGTTAGTATTGACGGATATGCGCCATCTCCATATCGCATGGGTAACACCTTGCTTGCTCGTGTTCGTGGGTTGCTTGCTCCGTATCTTGATCCGAGATCGATGGTGGGCTAATGGCCGCCATATCAACACTTCGCGCAGGTATAGCCGCAGCTCTTACGGATAACACAAAGTATTCAGTTTTTTCATTTCCACCTGCGACTGTAATTCCTAACTCTGTAATAATTTCTCCGTCAGATCCTTACATTTCGCCATCTAACGGATGGCACGCGTCCATCTCACCTATGGCCAACTTCACAGTATCAATCATGGTTCCCCTTCTAGATAATGAAGGCAACCTCAATGGAATTGAAGATGACATCGTTCGGGTCTTTGGCCTGCTCGCGGCATCTTCATACACTTACAATGTGACAGACGTATCGGCTCCGTCCGTACTGAACGCCGCATCGGGTGATCTACTTACATGTAACATCAATATCTCAGTCCTAACGAGTTGGAGCTAAAATGTCCGAGTGGGAAAAAGAGCAAGAAGCCTTCCTGATCAAGAT